ATGCCACCATCTGCTGAAATTGTTTTTGTAAACGATGCAGACGTTGCTCCATCTAAATAAATATTGTAGGTTAGATCATCTGTTCCAGTAAACTGTACTGTGCCATATCTAAGTAGCCTTTTACGGTGCAAATCAAGGGGAAAACGCTTACTTTTCCATTTAGCCACACTTGCATTCGCTGTGTCAAATTTGATGATTTTATTGCTCGTTTTATCATAATTAAGTGGCACTCCTGTTTCGTCATATGCTAAGATGTCTAATACCCCTGTACCCATATCAATTTTACGCCAGGACTCACGTACATAATTGTACGCCCATACACGCTGAGTATTGCCTTCCATCCATTTATAAATAACTTCTTGCCTACTTGGATCATACAGACCTTTTATTGCTGTTTTATCTGTAGCAAGTAAAAATTGATCATCTATTTTATCGGATACTTTATCCATTACAGATGGTGTTGCAGTAGAACTGGCTACCATATTACTGGTTACCCTGTAAATACCATCGTGATATACAAAATAAATACTGTCATGTACTTCCACTACGCCTTGCGGTGCTACGTTACCAATATTGTGTTTAGACTCTACAACAGACCAGCCGTTTGAATTGGCAGGATCAGATACGTTTAAAATAAATAGAGCTTGTGGTTTAAAAATAACCAATCTGCCAAATAGTACAGCAAGACCAGTAATATCTCCACCTTCTCTGTCATCAAATGCAATTACATTACTTACAGGAATTGTGTCAAACTCATTTAACTCACTGTATGCAATCCAATCTCTATGTTCTTCTGCTTTATCTTCTGGATTTAGTACGACATTACCTAAAAATAATCTGCCTTTCAATTCTCTGGCGTATTGACCATTTACTCTATTACTGTATATAGTTTGCGTTGGAGTCTCTCCTAAATCTTCTAACCTAAAATCTCTGCACGTAATTGTAACTTTATCACCGTTTTTTGTAAATCCCATACCTGGAGTAGTAGATCCCTGGGCTGTAGATACGCTAAATCCTTCTAATAACTGTGCTTGTTGGCTAATCGTAGATGTATCAGAAGCTCCAAAAGATTCTGTAGTTTTTACCCATACTCCACCAATATCGCTATCAAATGAACTATTGCCCTCAATTTGTACTGATTTTTCCCCAAAGAAAACGATACTGCCAGATAAACTATTCGCTGTTATATTGTTATTAAAATCTGCATAATCTATTGGGAATACAACTCCTATATTATTACCACCATACGCACCAGAAGATGCGTTATACGTTGTAGTATAATTAGCATTTCTTCTTCTTTTTATTTTCCATGATGATCCGTTAAAGTTTCCATCACCATCTAAATAACTGTTGCCAAAATTTGCATTTTCATCTAAAGACAATCTGGTGTAATTATGTTCACGTTGTTTTGAAGCACTAACACCGTTATTATGTGCTACGGCTGAAGTAGTTATAGTAGGAGACACATTTGGTTCATCTGCTCCTCGTGCAGATAATATAATGATATGCTCACCAGAAGCAACCTCTCTAAGTTTTACATCTGGGGTTCCAGATGCACTTCCATTTATATCAGCATTCCCTACGATCTGCGTTATTGTATTTACATCATCATAATCACTAACTGCTGTTAGCGTTATTACAGCATTATGCGTACCTAATTGTATCTTATCACCTGCTTTTAAAATATTAGTGGCATCGCCATCTACATAGAATGTTTTAGGATTATCAGTAGTTGCCCAAGTTACAGATCCTGTAAGATCAAGTCCTGTATCTACTGGAGCTGATAATGGAACGCTTGGCACAGCAGTAGTTGCCGTTGTTACAATTTCATCCTCTATTGATAAGGGAATACTATCTGCAACATTATTTGATGTGGCTACTACGTATAACTGACTACTTGTCATTGGTCTTATTGTGCCAATAGACATATACAATAAAAACCCATCAAATGGATCAAAATATTCTGCATTACTACCAGAAGGATCATCGATACCATCAAATCCTCCATCTGTATCTATTGCGTATTTATTCGTACCAAGCCAATTTTCACTATAATCCCTGGTTCGTATCCCATCTCTTTGAGATGTATTTGTTGCTTTTACGTATATAACCTCATTACCAGAGTATTGTAACTGTATATCTTTTATTGCACCAACACTACTGAGATTATTACCACTATCAACAAAAGTCATATGCCCTATTAGCTGATAATTGCTATATATACCCGAATTACCAATTGCTCTATAAAAATTAATACCTGTAATACGCTTATTTAATGCAGTTATATCTGCTATTTCAACATCAAGCTCTACTATATGTTTTTGTATATCATTATCATCTAAGATCAATTCATCATTTTTATCAAATAAACTTTCCTGGACTCCATCATATACAGCAGTACAATTATATTTAACCGTATCGCCATTACGTAAATTTGTATCTGCCTTGTATTTACGTTTTAATGTGACCTTAAATGGATTGTTTAATGTATTTACATATCCGTACCAATTTGCAGGTATAGTATAGTCTCCGTTAAACATTGATCTATTGATATAACCAAGCCAAAGTCCTTTTGCCTCTGTGTTGGATACTTTACCAATTGCACCTGGAATAAATCGTACTGTATCTCCTGTTGGCACAATTGGATTTTTATCGGTTTGGTGGTATATGGTCGGGGTGGTGCTGGAGTTATCTTCCGCTATTTCATAAAAATTATATTTGCTGTGCAGATCAGTCCAGCCATAATCTACTGTACCAGTACCCGCCCAGGTTCCAGATGCCCATCCTATGTCTGTCATACGAATTAATGAGGCTCTCGGATTATTTGATGTATCTGTATATTCTACGCCATACGCTTGAATATAGGCTTTAGCGTGTGTAAAAAATTGATTACCAGAAGTAGCACCAGTTACCACATCATCAATGCACGTTGGGTTCCAGCCTTTATATGTATTATCAGCATTATCATTTAAAGAGACTACTGTTTTACTTGCATCTATTCTATATACTCTTCCATGTACCATTGGATCATTGGCATCATTGTATATACCACTATCATTAGTGCAAACCATTAAATATTTTGTACCGCTGGGATGCCTATATGCGTTTTTTATTGCTTCGATTACTGTAGATGTGGTAAAAATAGATCCATTAACATCTGCAAATCCTAATATTACAGTAGCATCGTTATGTGTACTATATTGTAAAAATTTGTCACCACCACTGCGTTCATAGTATTTAATAATAGATTCATTTTTATTACTATTTTCACCAAAGTCCATTTTGGTAAGTAAATGAAGTTGGTCGTTGTAACTACTATTTCCCCAAGTAGCTAAGTTGTCATTTAAATCAATATAATGCAGTTTATGGTTTGTTGCATTTGACTCACCTAATACTAAATATTCTTTATTACCATTAACGGTATTTGTAATTGATGTAATACCTTTCCATTCATAACCAGATGTATTTGTAGGTACTCCAGATTGTTGATTAATAGTTGAACTACTTGCTTTGAATAATCCGTTGCTATTACCTGGTACCAATAGATACAAAGTTCCTGTATTTGCAGTATAGAAATGTCCAGAATTAAATGTTTGCCCTACATTATCACCCCAATCAGAATCGGAAGGATCATGTCCATCGAATCCAGTTTCTACAATTGTGCCATTGCTTTGAACAGTATATTTTACAACTGCATTATACGATTGACCACCACCAGCACTATCAAGAGCAGAATAATACACCCATATAGCATCGCTATGGTTGATCATTGCATTTACTTTAAATGTACCATACCCTTTAAACTGATTATACAACGTAGTGTTTAATTCAGAAGTTGTAGATCCTATTGTGAATTTTATTCTACCATCACTACCAGAGTTATAACTGTACATACATAATACTTTGCCGTTTAATGCAAGTAAGGCAATATTAGTAAAACTGGATATACCAGCAGAAGCATTCGTATCTACATTAAGATGCGTACCATGTTTACCGCCCATCGTTTGATCTCTAAGACCAGTATCGGATGCCGTAGCAAAAAAACTACCACCCCATGTCGTTGCAGTATCTGTATTAATAAAATGTTTGTTGCCTGTTTTAGTAGTAATGTCATCGTAAATATCTGTATTTGCAATTGCAGAGTTACCGTTATCTTTTACGCCTACAACCATAATATTGTCGGTTTGACTGTATCCAGAGTCCGATGCTGTTTGAAAGTATAAAATATTATCCTCTACTTGCAGATGATCATTTACTGCGGGTACATCTGGATCATACCAAAATAGCTTAACTTGTTTGGTACTGCTGTCAATTAATACCAGGATATAACGATGTTCTGTTGTTCCCAGCTTATCGGATATAAATGTAAAGACGTTATATACAACGTAAGACCGTGTAAGTTTAGTATTAACAGCACTTAGAGCAAATGTAGGTACATCGGAAGGTTGCCCTGCTCCAAATGTTTTCTCCAGCTTACCATCACGAATGCGAAGATTCTCCATGTTTTGAGCAATATGCTCTGGTAAATCTTCTACATCTACGTTGGTGACTACCCCACCAAAATCTGAAATATCAATAAATTCTGCCATTAAAGCGATGTATTTGGATAAATGGGATCTACTAAGCTATTGGATGAGCTATAATCAAAATGTAAACTTTCTCCAACTACTTGTGTTGCAGGATTCTGGTTGTATTTACCAATAATGCCGTATGCTCTTTGTTCTGCATCCTGTTTACGTGCCTGGTTGTTTGACAATCTCCACAGCTCTGCTTCAGCAAGTTCTACCAAAGCATCGTGAAAAATAGCATTTAGATCACTTATGTTATCTGTAGCACTTGCCAGTGTAGTTGGCTCTTTAATAAAATAACAATCCACGTTTGCAGTAGTATTGTAAATGTAAATTCTATTCTTAAATACAAAATACACTGGTTCTGTGGCACTAAATCCTACATATCCTGTGCTAAAATCTTTCGCCATATCGAAGGATATCTTGCGAATAAACATATCGTTTGATACCCTTATACCAATTACGCCTAATGCACCACCAAATGGAGAAGAATCAAGCGTTGAGCTGTTAGGTATAAAATAGCTTTTAAAATGGCTATCTACATCGTTATCTGTTGATAGACTTATGTTTGTCTTAATGACCTGTAATTCAGTTAATAAATGCGGATTTAGAAGCTGTATGAGCTTATCCTGGGCAATATTTAGGTATCGTAGCTTTACTGTATCGCTGTAAAGATCTCCTGCGGTATCTTCCAGGCGATCTCCTAATACGGTTAGCATGGTTGCTGTTGTCATAGTTTCTCCAAATTATCAGCCCCCACCGAAGCAGGGGCTGACGTTATACGTTACAATTAAGCGTAATCCAATGGTGAATAAATATTCTTCACTACACAATGAGCTTTACGATTTGTTACAACCATATTACCATATGTGTGGACTTTCTGTACAAATGTATTACTTAATGTATCTTCAATCATATCAGATGCAGTGAATTTTGCACCAGAGTTGAAGAACATATGTAGATAGTTTGTATTTAGAAAATAAATTCTACCATCATAGTTAGTTGATGCTACTGCTGGATCTGCTACTTGCTGTTGAGCTGTTACCATATCTTGGTCTGCTACAATATCAATACCACGATAGCTTAATCCAACAAAGCCCATTTTAGCCATGCGATCAGACTCAAGACTACCACGCTTAAACTCACCAAGTTCAGACTCGATAAGATCATAAATGTACTGAGGACATACGATCAGATCTGGGTTTTCACCTGTTTGAGCTTTTGCATTTGCAATACCACGAGCTAAGATACGTAAAATGTATGTATCTTTT